CCTGTATACTTATTGTACTTGTTATATTTAACTTCAAAAGGATTAGATTTAGATATGATGTTACCTGTAGGAGTAGTAACTCTTATTATAAAGTTGTCACCTGATGTTTCAACAGTAGGTGGTATTTGTAGTTTAGTTTTAAGTATGTAACAATCAGTTGTTATAAAGCAACAATCAGTAGCATCTACTAACTCTAATTCAGCACAAGGTATTTCTTGAATCCATACATCTGATATATCTTGTCTTTTAGCTATTGCTTGAGATATAAGCATAGATCGAACTTCATGAAACCAGAAGGCCATTTGTTCATCACTAATTCTAAATGAATAGTTATTTTTACCTGAGTCAGCTATATTCCTAACATCAGCAACCCCATGTCTTAATGTAAACATAATTATTTTTTTCTTTTTTTAGGTGTCCAACCAATTAATCTATATTTAAATCCAATAATAGGTTGTTTATTAAAAGGATCATATCCAATGCTATAAGTACACCTATCAATACTTAAATCAATTGTAGGTGATAACATTTTAAGACCTACAATAATTCCAGTATGTAATTCATATTTATCTGGTCTATAAATTAAACTATCTTTTTTAACTACTGTACAATCTTTAATCATTAAAGGTACTTTAAGTTTAACTTTTAAATATAAATTTTTAAATAAGCCTTGAACATAAGCTTTACTATATATGTCATATTCTTTAGTTTTAATACTATCTGAATAAAGAAATACTTTATTACATTCAGTACTATCTAAATATACAGGTTTGTATATAGTATCATGAATTCTTTTACCTGGTTTAATATCATAAATTTTAAATGTATCTACTGGAAATATAATATCTCTATATTTAGTTACAGTAATAACTTTAGTTTCTTCAGGTTTAAACTCTTTAGTTCCACAACTTTTACCCCATAAGAATACTATACAAATTATTAATACTGTAGCTATTAAATTAAAATTATCTTTTATTTTATTCCACATATTTAATTACATACTCTAATTTCTACATAAGTACTTGTTAAACGATTATTACTTAATGTACCATTTGTATCATATACCAATAAATCTATTTTATCTTCTGATGCCATTTTATGCTTTATAAATACTGGATTTCCAGGTGTTCCTGTTATTAGAACTGTTTTATCAGTAATAAAAGTTCCAGTTGCCATAGCATAATAAGTACCTACTGCAAAATAGTTCCAAGTAGGCGTAATACCTAAGTTATTTTCTAATACTGTAGCAACAGGAGCATCAGTTAATGTTTGATTTAATATCGCAGAATATATTTTATATTTAGGAGTTCCAATATTATTAATCCAATCAACTATTTCATTAATCTTACTAAAGTAATGTTTAACATCAGTTAACCAAGCACCTGTTACAAATCTGTTTTTTAATTTATCTATCATTATATTATTTTTTTAATTTTAAAGTTGAAACATAACCTCCTGCAGCAATAATTGCAGAAAGTATTAATTTAGGCCATTCTTTTTTAATATCAAAAGTTGCCCATTCTATTGTCATCCAAGCAGAAGATATTGCTACTATTAAACCTAAAGCTGTTGCTCCATAATCTGCTAGCAAATGTAATCTTTTTTTTGTCATAATGATTTAATTAATTCAATTAATTGTGGGTGTGGGTACATATCTGATTTATCTTTTCTTATGTTAGTATGATTCCATAAACCAGGATAACCTTTTAATGCAACTTGATTAAGTTCAAAAGCATCATCATTTTCTAGTAATTCCTGTAATCCTTTTTTAAGATTAATCTTAGGATTTCTTCTAGCAATATCTTGTAGTAACCACTTTAAACTTTCAATCTGTTTAGTAGTGTATGAATGATAATAAATATAACCTTTAAATGGTTTAGTTAAAGTAGTTACTTGTTCTTTAGGAACTATACCTTTTACATAGTTATAAAAATTACCATCTTTACCTTTTACTAAAGGACCATAGTTACAAACTTCAATAGCTACTGATTTCTTATTAAGTATAGAGTTATTAGCAGTAGTACTACCTAAGTGATGTGCCCAAAATTTATCATCAAAGCAATTTACTATTACTCCATCCCATGCTACATCTTTAACATCTCTAGTAGAGATACCACCTATTACATAGGCAGTAGCAACTTTTAATGCTAAACCTGCTTTGTTTTTATCATGTTCCCAACAAGCAACAGTCCAATCTGGTCTATGACTACCTGCTGTATGATGAATATATACAGTATCTTTTTCAAAGATCTCTTGATAGTATTCATCTTTCTCTAATGGTATTTTTTTAATTTCCATATTAGATATTTTTAGCTTTTAAATAACCTGTTAGTTCAGCTAAGTTATTACTAATGTTTTGCTGCATCTTTTCTACAGTGTCTAACTTATTCCATAACTTATTGTGAGCTACTTCTTGTTCACTTTTTATTTCAGTTATTTTACTGTAAATTAAATTCTCTTTTTTTTCTACTGTGTCCATAATATATTCTACTGTTGCTTTTTTTGTATTTTTAGAATGTAAAAATTTCTCATTTACAACTTTTTTAAATTCATCTAATTCATCATTAACTTCAGATATTTTAATATTAGCTTTTTCTGAACTTGATTTTATAACATAAATAAAACTAACTATAGAACCTAATCCTATGATAATTGCTACTACATCTTTTATTCCAAATATTAATTCTGAGGCATTCATAGTTTTTAATTTCTTTTATTTTAAAGCATTAATTAATTCTTCAATATTTTTATAATTTATTCCATTTACGCTAGTATTTGGATAATCAAAATAATATGTGCTATATTCTGCTAATGTTAAATTCAAAGCAAATTCATCTAATTTAACTACGCTAACTATTTCAGCATTTTCAATATCTCGCCAAGTAATTTTAGTATTTATTTTTATTAAATTCTCCATTATATTTTTTGTATTATAAGTGAACTCATAACTGTACTATTACCAACTGCTACATTTTGAAATGCAGCAATAATATAAAGATTAGTAGCCCAATTAATATTTAAGTTTGATACTCCATTTACACCTGTTGTTACTTCACTACCAGCAGCACTTGCAGTTGTATTACAAGTTTCAGTAATAGTTGATGATTTTATATACAAAGTTCTTTCCATTCCATAAAGAGAAAAAGCTCCAAAAAAAGTTCCAACAAGTGTTGCACCTGTTAAACTATTTGTAGTATTTATATATATATAATCAGTTGAAATTCCAGTTGCTGTATTCCTAACTGCTCTATTTAATATTTTAACTATGTCACCAGTTGTAAAAGTATTAGCAGGTATTAATACCGACTTCATTAAAGTAATGGCAGTTGTTCCTGTTAAAGCTGTGCTATCAGTTATATCTTTTGATAATATTGGTAAAAAATTACTTTGTTTATTTTTCCATAATTGTGAACTACTTTCATATGTTAAAACATCATTGTTTGCTAGTGTAGTTGGGTTTATATATACGTTATGTAGTTCATCTAATTCCCAGCCATTCATAATCTTAACATAGATTTTACCATGAATAGCATGAGCATATTCTACATATCCTAAAACAACTATATGACCTGTTAATCCTGTTGGTTTAACGTTAGTCATAGCACCTGGAATTGTAGGACTTAAATATAATACATTTCCATCTGCCCACGTTTCACCTTGTAAACTTCCTGTTGTGTTTATTTCTTCAAGTTGCCCTACTGTTAAAATAAAGCCTTCTTGATTAGTGGCAATAGTTTCAGTTACTACTCCTAATGTATCAGCACTGTTTAAATCAACATCACCTTGAGCAAAATCAACAGCTAATCTTTGTCCACTTGCACCACTTACTTTAACTACTTGATATGCAGCTTTAGTCAATGTAGTATTTGGAGTAACTTTGTTAACTACTCTAGCCACTAAATCAACTCCATTTTTTAAAACAACACTACCACCTTTTAAAGTGGTTTCAGTACTGCCTAATGTATTATTCCATCTAGTAACTGCAACACCTGCTGTTCCTGTAGGAGATTGGTCTAATTCAATTTGACCTGCTTTTAATTCATATTCTCCTAAATCTAAATCTGTAATTGCACCTACATAAGGCACATACCCATTAGAATCCATTTGCATGATGTTAATCATGTTTAGATTAGGTAAATCAATAGCTTTGATTTTAAATATGTAGACTAATGCTATAGGATAAGCAGAAGGAGTGCTACTAAGGACATAATTGCCACTAATATCAAAACTAGTAACCGATACCACTGTACCACCAATGGTAAGCGGAGATTGTCCAGTTGGTTGCCCATTACTAAGTGTTTCAACAAGAGCATCACCACCACTATAAAATTGGTCCAAAAGTATTGTCGCACCTGTGGGTTTCGTGATTGTGCCTGTTGTTGAGCTGATGGTCTGGAAGTAAAGGATTTTATATTCATTGTTTTCTAAATTTGTTACACGATTATTTAATGCAGAGTCTGACCCTGCTTGACTGAATATTTTTCTAGGATTCTTTACTGCTGACTGTCCCATATTTATTAATTTTCACTAAATGGTGGAAAAGGATTTTCTTTAGGAACATACAATATTAAGTCTAGATCTTTAACCCATGAGTATAAAGGATTTATATTATATTCCATTTCCTCAATAGAGATAACCCAGTTATCTGCATTGTCCTGTATAGGATTAAAATAAGAATCTGGAGCATACATTTGCCCTACTAATTCATCTTTTTGTTCTACTGTTAGCAGTCCAACATAAGTAGTGTATTCTGCTCTTGTTATATCTGTTAGTTTCATAGTTTATATTACTTGTCTGCCTAATGCTGTTTGATAAGTTTGTACTATTGATTTTAATATAGTAGCTTCTGCTTGTGTTAAAAAATCACTACAATAAGCTAATGCTATTCTACCATTTGAATAATTTAGGATTGTACCATTACTATTACTTGCACCTAAAACAGTATCTGTTGTAGCATAAGCTGCTACTGCGGTTATAGTAGATGTTTGAAATGCACCAGTTCTGTTCATAAAAAACATACTTGTAGAACTTGTTCTTGAATTTACAATAAATCCATCATTAGGTGATTGAGAGAAAGCAGTAACATTTGAAGATGCTTTATTAGCACCTCTAACAAAACCAGAACCTATCAAAATAGTCATATTTGTTGAGCCTATTGGGTTTGCAGAAACTGTTAAGGCTTGGTTTACATAAACACCAGTAGAAGCATAACCTGCTCCAAAAACTGTATTTGGAATTAAAAAAGTACTTGCATAAGCATTAACTCCATTAGGTAAAGCACCCAAAGAACTATGTGTCCATCCACCATTAAATACTAATCTATATGCTGCATTAGTATCAGCAGGATTTTTTAAATTAAATTTGTGAGATGTTGCAGTTCCTCCTACTAAAGGATAAACAGCTTTCATTTTAGTCCATATACCTGCTGCTTTGCTATCTACTACCCATTGATTAACTGCATTCATTTGAGTAGTAGTAAGAGTTACTCCTGCTGCTGTTTGAGCATTAAAGAATAGTTGAGCATCTGGATCATAAGATGTAGCAACTCCATATATGTATGAGTTTATTATCATGCTCTAACTCCTTTTAATAATATTTTTAAACCTTTAGCAGTACCATCTCCTATTTGGTCAATATCAATAGTTATTAAAGCATCATCTGCCAAACTACTATCTGATATTACAGGAGGAGTTGCAGCAGTTACACTAGTTAATTCAGTGTTATCTATTGTTAATTTAGTAGAAATTACACTAACTCCTGCTTCATTAATATCTACCGTAAATATAGTTCCACTTGCTTGAGCAGTAACTAAAGATGCTCTAACCTCTGTTAAAGTCATAGCAAAAGGCATTCTAAAGCTAACTTTAGATATACCTGTTGTTAAAGCAGTAGTTTCATCACTTGCAGCTAATTGAATTTCACATGGAGAACCTACTAAGTTAACAGCAGCTCCGCCACTACCTCCATTTTGAGAAAATACTCTTTTTATATTTTTAATAGCTGAAATCATGTTTTATTATTTATAGTATTGTATATGTAAAGTATGAGTACCTGCACCAGTTTGTATTACTTTAAAGTTAACTAAATTTTGATAATCACTTATATCAAATAAGTCTAAGTTATTTAAAGCCATACCATCAGTTGCTGTAGGAACACTACCAGTAATTAAATATCTTGCTGCAATAGTTGCAGTAACTGAAGACTCTAATCTAATTTCTGCATATTTAGCATTTTCAGGAACAGTTAAAGATGCTGCAGTACCATTAACTGTAAGTTTTTGATAACTAAAAGCTTTAAAGCTGTTGAGGTTCTGTTTAAGTAACTGGTCTAAATAACTTTTACTTTGATTTCCGAATTGTAAATTCATTTTATTTTATTTTAAGTTGTTAATTGGCAATCACAAATATCACACTGACGCATTATATCATGCATCATAATATCTGCTTGTTCTTCTGTTAAACAATTTTGAGCAGGAGTTATTATAGTAGTTGAACATGATCCAGGAACAGTATTACTAAATATAATTTCAAAAGGAGTTTCTCCACCATATTGTGCTGTAAAACTAATATTTATTATATTACAAGTTAATACTAAACTAAATATTTTATTTTTATCTCCAGTTATTGCATAAGAAACAAGAACTCCTAATTGAGTTAATTTATTTATTATTAATTCAAATCCATTATTTACATCATCTGAAACAAGAGTATATATTGTTCCATTGACATTTAATTGAATAGTTAAATTAGTATCACTACTTAACCAAAAAAATTCTGATTCAGATATTCCTGTAAAAAATTCACTATTAATATTTGGAGTAATTGTTACTATTGGAAAGTTATAACATTTTAATGCTTCAATTCTATCAATTAATAGTTTTAATTTATCAAATTCTGTATCTACACAAAGACTACCTGTGTCATATAATTTAGCAACTTTAGTAGCTAATTGACTAGAGCAACATAATGCATTAGATAATACTATATTTAAATTTGTTTCAGTCATAATTAAACAGTAAAATAATTAATACCTTCTAAATAATAATTATAATTTTGAGTAGTAGTAGCATCACCTTCAGAAAAAATTATATAAGCAGAACCTGTTGTATCTATTTTAAGTATTACTTGTTGTAAATTACCAGCAACAACAACTGATGTACTTCCCGGTAAATCAAATATAATATTAAAGTATAAATCTTCATGTGGAATACAAGCAGCATTTAATACAAATAAAATAAATGTATTACCTAATGGTAATGGCTCTACTGATGCTACAGTACTATTATCCCAATATAACTTACCTTTTATAAAAACTTGATTAGTAACTGTATTTTTATAAGTTCTTAATTCAGAAACAACTAATCCGTAAGTATCTAAATCTCCATCAAGTACACTATATTCTACTAGTGCACCTCCGTCAACTCCATCTTGAGCAAGAATTTCCCAAGAATCTCCATCCCAAATATAACTTTTACCTAATGTTGTATTATAATATGCATTATTTAAATCAGGATATAATGGAGCAGTTGAAAAACTACCTAACCATATTATACTAATACCATTAATTCCATTAGTTCCGTTAGTTCCATTTGCACCATTTATACCATCAGCACCATTATTACCAGGTAAACCTTGTATTCCTTGTATTCCTTGGGGACCTTGTGGACCATAAGGTATTGTTAATTCATTACATCTACACATATTATTATATTTTAATTATGTAATTAAATACTACATATGGTTGCATATTATTGTGAGTTCCTCCACCAGCTTGTCCATTAGTTGTACCATCACCAGTATTACCAGAAATAGAATGTGAATGATTAAATGAATCTGCAGTATAAGCATCTCCTGATATACCAACCTCAGATCCTGCCGTACTTAAAAAAGTATAACTACTATTAGATATATTTGAAATAGCTCCGTCTACACCATTATCTAATTTATGAGTATGTTTAGGTATTTCTGCTTTAGTTAATAAATGATTTATTTCACCACCTGTATTTCCTAAAGTATTAAACGCTGTAACACTAGAATCATATCCTACAGGTACTCTTGTTTTTAAATTAGGTAAAAGAAAAGTAGAGAATCCATCACCTACACCATACTTATCACCTATTACTGCAAATAATGCAGCATAAGTTCCTACTCTATTAACTGTTTGACCATTGCAACTAACCCATCCTGTTGGAGGAGTTAATGAGCCAAATGGTAATATTGCTCCTACTGGAACAAAACCACCTGAACTAGAGTTGTTTATAATAGTTACTAATGCCGCAGTATCAACACCAATTATTGCAGAAGTTGAAGTACCTGTATTAGTAACAGGTGCAGTTACACTAATAACTCCACTAGGACCTTGTAATCCAGTACTACCTTGAATACCTTGTATTCCCTGAATACCTTGAATACCTTGAATACCAGCAGGTCCAGTTGGACCTTGAGGTCCTATGGGTATATTTAATTGACTACAGTCATCCATATCATATTAATTTAAAATATTTTATTTATATTACTAACAACTAATTATAATATTTAGTTACGCAGATAAAGAGTTACTGCGTAAGTTAATAATTCTCCTGCGTTTACACCAGGAGCAGTGGAAGAAATTAACTGCACATCTAATGTGGTAGTTAATGTTGAATCAAATGATGAAGTAGTAATATTTCTAGCTGTTATTAAGCTTCCTGATGTCATTAAATTATTATCTTTATAAAACTCATACATAATAAGATGTGAATTAGTAGATACTCTTTTTATAGTATATTTAGCTGTAATAAATGAATCTATTGTACTTGATAATAAAATTGGAGAAAATACATTACTTCCACCCACTCTTAAAGCTATAGATAATCTTCCACTACTTAATGATGCTACATGTTTACCATAATAAACAAATTCCGCTTCTTGACCATTTGATGATAATTGATTACCTATGAGAGAAAGAGGATATACAGCACTATTAAAATGTCCTCCACTATTAGGATCACCATTAATAAATAAAGTACTTCCAAGAATACTATTATTAGCTCCGGCAGGACCAGTTGGACCAGTAGGACCAATAGGTCCTTGGATACCCTGAATACCCTGTGCTCCTTGAGCTCCAGGAATTCCTATTTCATTTTGAACTATTATCTTATTACAGCAATCACACATAGTATATATAATATAAGGTTTTTATTTGTTATTTGCAAGTTTTACAATTATTATTTTTACATAATTTTGTAATTATTTTTAGTATACTAGTAAAACTAGTAACGTCACCACATTGAGCAGCATTTTTTAATGCTTGTAAAAATGTCCAAGCTTTATAATAATTTTTAATATTTTCATCAGTTTCACAACAATCACATGTTAAGTTTAAATTAGATAACATTTGATCAACACAACATTCTGAATTACAATAAAATAACTTACTTATAGATTTGCTATATGTAGTAATAACACCAAGATTATCATAAGTTACTTTATAAACAAATGTGTACATTCCATCAGGTAAAACTGTTGAAGAAGTAATTGTATAACCATCAGCAATAAGATTATCTGTAGGAAATCCTTCAGGCATTAAGTTAATAGTATTTACTAAACCACTAGCATTTGTTATAGTTAATGTTGCAGTTTGTGCATCAGCAATAATTGGATTAGGTGTACCATATCCACCAGTATTATAAGTAGCATTATATGCCCCTGTAGTTTCTGAAAAGATTAAATCTTTACAACCATTGGCTTGACATATTTCAAAATTAAGTATTAATGACATTTTTTAAATTTTTTAGTGCATAAGTAAAGCCCCTGGAAAACTTTTAAGGAAGAGAAACCAGGGGCTTATTATACTAATTAAGGCTTTAAAGTTTGATATACCAGAGTGGTATAATAAGCAGTTTAAGAACTAAACTGCAAAAGTAATTACTGGAGCTGCAGGTGTAGTAACTAACCAATCATTTAATTTAGATAACAAAGCACCAGCTTCTGTAGATCCACCTGAAATTTTATCGTAATTAGAACCTGCATCAATTGCTGGACTTGCAATATATACTGACTTACGAGCTACAGAAATTAAATCTGCACCTGAAGTAAATGAGTTATCAGTAAATTCTAATACAATCATGTTATAGAAGTATTTAAATAATAATACAGCAGTAGCATTAGTTGCTCCAGTAAATGGAGCAGTTAATACTGCAGAAGTAGTACTAATTAAATATTTAACTTCACACAATACTCCATTTAAAGATACTAATTCACCTGGGCGAACCATTGAGTTAGTTGTAGCAAATGTTACTACATCACTACCTAAAGTAACACCTACATTACCTGTACCTGCAACAGCAGCAGTTAAATATCCTGTGTTAGACACATTAAAACTAACTTGTTGTGCTGGCCATAATCTACGGTTAGATAAACCTTCATATTGATAATCAAAGTTTTCTTTGTTATAAATATAATTGTAAGTTCCTTCACCATAAGAGTTAGCAACAATTTGAGTACAAGCTGTGCTAGATCCAAATCCTGTAGAATCATCTACTTGAACTGAAAAATATACACGGTTTTCTTTGTAAGTTGAACTACGGAATTGATTAATATCTAATGCTGTAATTTCAACACCCCATGCAGTAGCACCTGTTAAACCATAAACACCTGTACCATTACCAACTACAATTGCTTTTACTAATGTTTTATAACCACCATTATTAATTACTGCTGCAATTTGAGTAGCAATAGATAATTGAGTAGCTGTAGCAGAAGAAGTAAAGTTAATTCTTAACATTTCTGGTCTTTCAGAATATAAAGATTTATCATTCTTAAAAAGAATACTAGCTGTATAATCAGAAGCATTGTTTACTTCAATAGAACCTACTGTTGTTTGACGATTATAACCAATAGACCATACTTCACGAGTAGCTGGTGTATAACGTTTACCACGAGCACCAATAACTGAAGCTCCATCAATTAACATTGATTTTTTAAATGAACCATCAGCAAATGTTTCAGATACTTGAATTTTTTGTTCATCAGAACTAGCAGCATAAGCAGATGCTAATACTGTATTTGCCATAGTAAATAGACCTAATTTACCTGGAGTTAATGTATTAACGGAAGTTTCTAATTCTGAACCGTTACCTACAAAAGTGTTTGTTACTTTATGAATTGACATTGTTTTTTAATTTTTAAAATTTATTTATTGAGATATTTGTTTTTTATTATGGTAAATCATTTATTGTAGCAAATACATTACTTCCGTCAGGACTTGCAGCTCCATCTAAAGCTTCTTTTTGAGCAACTGTTGGTAATAATGCTTGAGCTGCATCTAATTGAGCTTGCAATGAATTTATAACATTAATCATTTCATCAATTTTAGCTGATAAAATTTTAACATTTGGAATGAGTGAACCTAAGAAATATTTAGGTGATATTGTTGAAATTGCCATTTTAATTTAATTTTTATTTATTATTCGTTAGTATTATTAATCAAAGGATTAAATGTTTGAGATCTTTTACTTTCTATACTTTCCAATGCTATACTTACTGCTAAATCAACTAGTTCATTATGAGTGTGTTCTGATAATTCAGAAGTAGTATTTGTTGTTAAATCAATTTTTGCTGGTTGTTTTAAGTATCTAAATTGATAATCTACTATTGTACAACTTGATAACAATTCAACTTTACCATCAATCATTAACCTAAGTACTTTAGTAGAGTTAGGTTTTTTAAAAGGATCTTTTAAAGACTTAGATGCTTCAGCATGTGAAATTGGAATTACTTCAACTCTTTGAGTTGTTGTAGTACCACAATTAGTACATGTTATTCCTGCTCTTTCTTGTATAGTAAACCAGTGATCTGTTGGTAAGTTTACAAACCTAGCAGTAGTATCTATGTTATTTACTGAATAAGGTTGAGGTGTTAATATTGCATTAATTGTAATATTTTTTAAATCCTCAGTACGTTTTTCAGTTTCTTCAAAAGATTGTCTTTTAATATTATTTAAACCATACCTTTGTTTAATAAATCTATCTTGGGCATTATTTAAAATTAAATCAATTTCTTCTGGTTGGAAGTTAGGATAATTTAGAGTATCTAATTTATCACATCTAAATTTAAATTCTAAATGAAGTTCTGCACAAGTCATTATTCAGCTTTGGTTTTCTTAGGTTTTAACTTATTTTCTAATGCTAATTTAATAGCTTGGTTTTTTAAATCTGATAAGTAACTTACAACTTCGTCAGTTGAACTACCTAATAAATCTTCACCATTATAAAAATAAGTACCTTTTTGTTTAATTATTCCTTTTTCAGTTAAGGCTTTTACTAAAGCTCTTATTGGAGTATCTTTAGCTGAAGCAATTCTAATAAATTCTTTAAAGTCTTTTTTAAGTTCTTTAAACAACTCTGTCTTAATCATTGTTTCAGACATATTATCTACACCTGTTTTACCATAGACTCTTAGTAACCCTCTTCTTTCTTCAACAGTTGTTTTATGGAAAGCTTCCATAGCTGCAAATTCAAATTCCATTTTAGCATCTTCAATTTTACTTGCTGCTTCTGGATCATATATGTAAAACCTAGCAGTTGAATTACCTACAACATCATGCTCTGTATTAGCAACCCAATCATGTTGTTGTAACATTCTAAACTTAAGTTCATCATATGCGTTAACTATATTAAATATTGTTAACTTGTCGTTTCTTAACCTTACTTCCATATCTCCCCAAAAGTCAGCATTACGCTTACTTAAAGTTCCTTTAGCTAGGTTTAACTCCTTTTCAAAATATGCTTCATCGTCAGTTGATAATCCTGTTTTATATAAACCAGTATTACTTAACTGTGCTCCCATTATTACAGTAAGAGTTTTATTGTAATAAGATTGACCTGAAAATTTATTGCGTATGATAGGTCTAATAACATACTGTCTGTTAATTACTTCCATTGTTTTTAATAATTTGCCTTTATTAGTTTATAATTTTATAGATTTTGTTATTTAGGATTCTATAATTCCCATTTTTATCAAGTTTTAAATAATAATAAATTGTTCCTTTTGTAATATTTAAGATCTTCCAAACTTCAGAAATACTATTATAAGTTTTTACAAGATTATTATTTAAATCAAATTCTCCTACTTTTTTACTTGTTTTTAAATTATGTAGTTTACAATTTTCAATAGCTTTAAAAAAATCAATATTGTTTGTTTTTTTAGAATTAGACATTTTAATTTTTGTTTCAATAGATACTTTCCTACCTATTGCTTTTTGTCTAATCTTTTCTTTAGTTTCATCAGACATTTTTAATCCTAAATTACCTTCTCCACCTTTTGTTAAATTATATCCTATATTTCTATTTGTAGAATTATATTGTTGAATATAAAATATTTCTTTTTGTTGGAGTTCTTCTAAAGAATTAGCGGTATCTATTTGTTCTACTTTAAATACTTCTGAACCATGTTTTCTAATAGCATTTAAAATATATGAATTTCTAGAACCTCTATATTTTGCTTCAGCTATTCTTTTTCTACATCTTTCAGAAATTGTTTCTGTAGTTAAACCAATATAAATTTTATTATTTAAAGTATTAGTTAATTTGTATATAAACATTTTAAGTAAATTAGTTGTATATTAATATAATGTATTTTATACAAATATACAACTAATTTTACAAGTATTTTAATTTATTAAGAAATAGACGATGCGTCAAGCACTAATTGAGCAGCATCTGATGGGTCACGCAACATGATACCACATTCTGTCATTGCTTCAAATGTGTAACCATCTACTGAACTTGCAGATGAACCATTCTTCTTAGGTCCATAAGGGCCATACATTCCTTCAATGTAAGTTGTTACCATCTCACGATCTTTAGAATATACTTTTTGGATATTTGGTTCTCCTTTGTTATAAGACTTAAAGTTTAAGAAAGTCGCTTTATAAGACTCTGCTGGTTTACCAGTTTGAGGATGTAATAAACGATTTCTCATTGTATCATTATAAGGCTTATACTCTTTCAATGTAATTTTATCTCCATTTAAACCTGTATAAGTCATAAACTGACCATGTAATTCTAAGTTTTGTCCTTCACCTGCGATGAATTTACTATCAACTAAGTTGAAAGCAGATGCTGAACGCTTCATAGCTTGATCAAATAAGTTCATAAATTCACGACCACATAAAGCAACATACTCACGAGGGCCATCTTCAGTACCATTGTATGCTAAATCTCCCATGAAGTCACGGATAGTTTTTTCATTCAATGTAGTGTAAAGACGTTTGTTACCTGGAGCAATTTGATTTTCTAAACCAGCACCAGAATAAATTGTATTTCCTGAAGCACCTTTTAAATCAGTTGTTCCATTAGCTTTAATGTTAGATTCACCAAACATTAACATAACTTCGATTTCATCCATGAACTGCTTCCAAAATTCCCACTCAGCATATTTTACCCAAGTGTTAGTTTTTTCATTAGTTTCAGGATTTAACATAGAGATAACCATAACACGGCTGTGAGCAGCACCAGTTACAGAATATTTCTTACGCAATGTAGTCATGAAGTTTTCTAACATCATTGGTGTAGCATAGTGAGTTTCACCTGATGTACGAGAATGATCATGTTCTACAATGTTGTATTCTTTAGATACCTCTTTACCAACTGATACTAAAGCAGCAGGTACAGATTTAGTAATATCTGCAGTAACTAATTGACATACTAAGATGTAATCAGCACCATCATAAATTGGTTCAGAAATTACACGAGCTTTATAATCTGGACTGTCAAATAATAAAACGTCACCTTCTGTGAACCATTTTTCACCTACACCAATTTTAAAAGATGTAGCATTAATACCTATTGAAGCTGCAGCATCAAATACTGAACGAGTAATAGATATTGCTTTACGAGAGTCACCAATGATATTCCAACGGTATTGGATACCATCAATTTCTTTAGCTTTACCC